CCCATGATGCCATTAACCAGTTACAAATAGATAGCAGGATCAGACCGATCATAAACAGTATTTCTGCATAGATTAATACATCCATATTTACCTCAATAGATCATGATACAGAATCTTTCTTTGAAATCTTCGATAATGTAATTATACATATCAAACTGTACTACATCACGTTCGGCCTGGATCATCTGCTGAGTAGTCGTCACACCGATATTACCATATTCGCGTCTCGTATGTGTGACGGTTCCTGTATCAGTACCGGTTAATGTTTCCTTGTCAGAATACTCACCGGAAGAGGTTCCAGATGTTTCTGTCTGGCCTGAATTTTGAAATGTATTAGCATTAAACGCTGTCACCTTTTCAGTAGCAGTTCCGGAAGATTCTCCGGATGATTCGCCACTATTAGATTTAGTATGTCCATGTGCCAGATCTCGCGTTTCAGTATCCGTATAGTATGCATCTTTATTATATATTGGATCATACCGTATCACGGTACTGTTATAAAGTTTCTGCCAGATCGGCAGTCTGCGCGCTGCCCATGCGGTAATCACCTGTTTAATTGTATCCGGACGCGGGTATATGATTTCCAGCTCTGCCAAGCTGACTAATAACTCGGGGATCAATATATCTTTGCTCATACCTTCCGGAAGCTGGATACCATCGAATACAGTATTATCATACTTGTATAATCCCATTATCGAAAGAGTTAACATTATCGATCACCTCGTTTTCATTTCTTAATTTAACATCAAGATCCAGGTTAAACATTTTATTAACGCGCTGCATTCCGGTTTTGATTTCTTCATACCACTGCAGCGCCAGTGCTTTAGTATCGAAATTGTTTGCGTTCACTTCATCTGTAAGCAGTCTTTCCTTTTTCTCATAATTGGCGTTAGGAATGCCTACTAGAGTATCAAACCGGTTATCAATCTTTTCAAGAGCTTCCAGAAGTTCAAGACCTACGAAAGTCTGTTTCACATCCTGGTTGAACTGCATCCAGGCTGGGGAACCATCATCATTAAACAGTTTTTTATCTGTAAAAATTGCCGGCTCTCCGGATGCGATCTGATCATACATTTTTTTAAAACTCTCAGCCTGTGTTTTATCCTTTGCCATGAACACATATGCCAGTCGGGTATTAAAGGTATTAACTCCCAATGCTTCAGCTGTCACGGCCATCATATCCCCATAGTAACTTATAATATCCATGATACCGGTATAGTTTGGCTGGCATTTAATGATTTCTGTTTGCGTTCCGATCTGCAGCCGTTTGAAACCTTTTAATAGCGGATTAGCAATAAGCGCGTGCGTTGGCTGATAGTAAATACCCATACCGGATAGAGTGCAATTCTGTGGAATGATCCCGAACCTGTCAGTATTTAATACCGCGATATACCCGAAACCAAAAAGCACATATTTAAAATATGAGGCATTCCAGGTATCCGGAATATCAAAATCAAATACTGAGAAAACTTTAGTCATGAGATATTTTCTGAAATAGAAGGCTAATGAATTATTTCTGCTATGAACGGTTGACGGGCTGCGAAATGAGTTATACAGATTGATATATTCATAATTTGCCGGTACTTCATTTAAGCCATAATAAGCCATTCTTTTTCCCTCCCTTCTTCTTATTTAAATATGCTGCATAAAGCAATAATATTTTTTTCATTCTGACCGGCACCGGTGGTATAGGTGGACCGGGTACAATGTTCGGATGATATATGAATCCCTGAAAAATAGTATGAGGATTGGTATACCATGACCAGTCATTATTGCGGTATCTAACTCTGGTAACAAAATACTCAGCGCCATAGTTAGACTCAGAAGCAACTATATAGGTACCATCATCGCTGATAGCTTCGACAATAGCAACATGGCCCGCTCCTCCATATCTATCCGCATAGCAGATGCAGGCACCTAATGCCGGCTCTGATCCGCGCTGCAGACTGCCGTCACTGTTTGCCCAGTAACCGGATGCATCGGTAAATGCCAGGCCGAGAGTATCGGTATTGATACCGGCCAGTTCCATCCACCGGCCGTGAACATACCCCGTACAGTTCGGAAGAACAGACGGTTCTCCATCTGATCCATAAATACAGCGGTTATATCCTCCGGATCCAATCTGGATCCAGCGCAGATCGTCGGAATGGGGCGCGGTTAAGCGCGGTACATATTCACTCATAATAGAATCCTTCCCTTATATATGTCTGGCACAGATCTATTTCAGGCAATGGTGCATGCATTACAAGATCACCGAGTGCCTGAATGTAACCAGGTATCGCAGACGGTTTACGTATTTTGCATAACGGCCTTCCCAGATCTACATTAAACTCCGGAACTAAGTTAAAGAACTGATGATATAATCGTGGCTGCCCTCGCAGCGATGAAAACCCACCACCGGATCCTGTTGTAGATAAACGCGGGATCATTGCCTGAATACCTGAAGCAATACCATTAACAGCTCCGGTGATTGCTCCCATCGGATTCATTGACAGGATCGATGATGCAATACCACCAATGGTATTAACTGCAGAAGTAGCAGCACCTAAATAATCCTTTAGAACCTGTGCAAGCTGGATCTGTACCCCAATCTGAGCTTCCAGACGGTTAGTATCTACAGATCCATTATTAATCCTGAGTATTCCTCTGCCGGTGATAGTGTCTGTCAGGATGTAGCATCTTACCTGCGTAGAATCTTTAAACTGCGTAGTATCCAATTCGATCATTCCGAACGGAGGAAATTCCAGCCATAATCCGGTATATGGCGCGGTATTCAGAAATGCGCCTCTGGATGCAGCCTGAGGATGCTTTACTAAATCAATATATGTTTGATTCTGGAGGTATGGAAGATTCGAGTTCATATGTTTATATTGCACATTAGAAACCGTATAATCCCATACGGTCAACCCTGTTGACTGTTCACCGGGTATAGATTCGTACATGATAGGAATCCAGATGCATGACTGGATATACTGCAGCGGGTTCATTAGTGATTTCTGCAGAGCTAACGATGCATCATCCGTATCAATACCCGCATCCGTAAGAATACTATCAGACAGCAGCGCAGTGCATAACGCGGATAGATTGGATCTGTTCATGGCGCAGTACCGAACACTGCCATAATTACCATATTTAGATGTGATACCCAATACAAATACACCATCCGCGATACTGATATTTTCCGTATTCGTCTGATGAATGAATGGTGAAATACCTTCCGATGTTGAAAATGCGGGATTAGCCACTGTAGGATACAAGGTATCAACTACATTTCCATCCGATTCTGCGGATGCCCTGAGTACATACAGATCAGTGCCGCCTATATTATCGCGCCATGTAGCTAATACATCACACTGCAGGTATGCGTCCCACTGCCCATGGTCCGCGATCCAATCAGTAATATAATAAAATCTATCAAACTCCGGAATATATGCATAATTCCATATCGACGGATTATGATCCAGTCCACCGGCCCGATATGTGATAACCGGGCTAAAACCGATACAGGATCTTTTAAAACGATCTGATGCACTGATCCTCCGGTTATATCTGGCTGTAGCGTTGAATTTCTTTTTTTATAAAAATTGGTGAAAAATCTGATTTCAATAGCCATATTATTACCTTATATAAAAATTCGGGTGGTGGCATTTATCGCACCACCACCCACGCAAAATAATGAGGAAAGTTTCAATATGCGGAATAAGTTAATCAAGCAGAAGCAATACACCCTTTTCAGTCAGATCATTAGTATAGCGCAGGTTAGCGGTTAACCATGTGTTATAGTATAAGCCGGCTGCATTCATCGGGGTATTAGCTACAATATAATCACGGACGTTTGTAGTGATCGCGTCGCGGTCAAAGATCAGACCGAAAATATTCTGTACATTCTGAGCCTCCCCGGTACTCACAACACCGGAGGCATTAACGATTGACGGAGTAACGTTAATGCTGTCCGGATCGTCCTGGCTCTGCCAGTAGTTTACGGCCTCAACATTAGCGTATTTCAAAGGTTCATCATGATATGTTGTAGTATTGACCATTGTATCAATAATATCCAGCGCTGGCGCATACAGGTACATCATCTGATCCTGAACCGGTGTATGACGGTTAACCGGTTTACCGGCTACCTGATACTGATACAGTCCTGACCTGTCTGTCATTCGTCTGCTGATCGTATTGATTCTGGACCGTACCCAACGGAAGAAACCGGAAATATTAGTTTCTTTATAAACGTCCTGTGCGGTCAAAGTCTGACCGGTCAGAGTGTTGTACTCGGTCAACAGATGGATGATCGATGCAGCATCCTGTGAATTTTTAGCGCCGATAAAATTGGCCAGCGTTGCGCGCGCTAATTCTTCCTGATACTGTTCCCATTTATTACTCATTTCATTGGCCAGCATAGCAATAAAACTTCCCAGCTGCCCTTCTGAGTTAAACGCATCAATCAGCTGATCCCTGAATACAGTATAGCTATCCTGATATACTGCGGATCCGTAGTATCTCATTTCCAGTACGTCCGCTTTATTTACGATATAATGGTCAACTGTCGCACCATCTGCCGGGAAAAATGCTTTATTAGCTGCCTGAATCGGTTTATCAGCCATAGAAACTTTACGAATGATGCCACCGAAACGCACATTATCAGCCTGCAGACCCTTAAACTTTCGGTCATATGGCCGGGTACTGAAAATGGTTTTTCCGATAGTATTCATAAGTGCGTTGTATACACCATCAACCCCGGAGTTAAGTGTAGTTGTCGCCATTGATACAAATTCGGCCGTATTTGTAGGCGCCTGGCTGGCGCGTCCTGTAGCCTGCTGATGTAAGCTGTTTAAGATCGTGTAGACGTCGGTAGTCTGCATTGCATTTACTGCCATAATTATTTATCTCCCTTCTTATTTTCCGGAGGCATAATAATGTTTGCTATCAGATCCTCCATACTTTTTTCTTTGTTTATCTCACCCATTGATGCATTCAACACATTCATGCCCTGAATATTAGCGTTAAATGTTTTTAACTGTTCGACCAGATCCGTTAGTACATTACTGGATCCAGATGCTGGCTTAGTTTCTGCAGGTTTCTTTTCTTCCTGTTCCGGTTTCTTTTCTTCCGGTTTAGTTTCTGCCGGTTCCGGTGTGATCAGTTTATTGATCTCTTCTTTAGTGTAACCGGCATTAATTAATTTCATAAGTTCATCAAATTTCATTTCACTCTCCCGTAACGATATTTTTAATAGCAGCATTCATATCCTTATTTAAACCGTTCAACCTTGTATAAACGTCAGATATCGGCATGGATCCGGACCCGATCTGATTAACAATACGCTGCACATTGTTATATCTGGATCCCAATTTTCTCTTTCTCTCGGATCCGTTACCAAAGTAACCGAGCAGTACCATCAACGCTAACTCCAGATCTGTATGATCATCTGTTTTAATCGTCATGATCGACACCTCCGGTTATCGCATTTTTCAGTTTAATAATTGCCTCTGTGTTTTTCTGTATCGTGTCCTTAAGCATGGATGTTTCTGTTTTATGATTTTCAGATTCATCCATGAGATATTTAAACATTATTAAACACATGACTATCGGAAAACCTAATGATCCAATTAATGTAACTATGCTCGATCCGTCCATGTGTAGTCCTCCATTTTGGGCAGTTCTGGCGCTGATCATGCGCATGTGCGATCCTTCCGGGATCTGATCTATGCACGCTGCCCAATTACTATTTATCATAAATATAAATAATTGACTAGAGATCATTTAATCATAAATGATTCAAACATTCGCTCCAGATAATAAGATTCAAAAAAGATTTTTTTATTCAGGTATGCATCCCATAAATAATAGTACGATCTGCAGAATCTCCGCAGCTCAATATCAGACGTTCCGTATTCTTCCGGAGATCCGGATATATGTGATGATACATACCAGGTATCATTATTTTTATGTCGGTAAAAAACCAATTCACCGGCCTTAACTACCGGCTTATATTCCTTAATATTTAATGATCTGGTATTTATCCCATCTTCAAAATTAAAATCATTCTCTATTGCCATTTTTGTAAAATCAGAAGAATCACCGGCCAGATTATATAAAGCGGTTTTTGATTTTTTCTTTGAGATCCTCGAATTTTGCAATAGATATATGGCTATTCCTCGCACTGGATCCGTATACACCTCATACCCCTTTTTAAGCATTTTTTCACATATCGTGACTAATCCTAATTTAACAAAAATAGGATTAGCAATATCATTACTATTAGCCATGCAAACGCATTTAACCGGCCTTTCCCCTGTTAATTCACGGTTTCGGTTTATCGTTTCATATGCGTTAAGAAACGCGCTGCCCTCGTCCGGTATCGGCCTTTCGTGTCTTTCCTTGATAAATTCATCATAAATAATCAGATCACAATCAGATAAATCAAAACCTCTGATAGATGAGATAGTAGATAATGCCGCTGCATAACCGATAGTTTTAGACTCTTCCGCTCCCATATCGATGCAGTATTTTCCCATATTCTTAGATATTCCCCTGGCACATTTAACATGAATACTATAATTGCGATCACGTTCGATAGCTTTAAAAGGTGAACTATCTTCCGATTTAATAATGTTGCACTGCTCCTGCGTTCGCCTGAGTAAAATAAAACAATGAGATCCGGATGTATATGTATCCAGGCAGTAATCTAATGATCCGTATGTTTTGCCAGTACCACGCGCCCCAACGACAAAACAAAAAGGATACTCATTAGTGATAATGGCAGCCATATCTACATAGCCATTTTCTAAATATTTAACGGTTTCTTTTTTCATAATAACTCCTTAATATTAATAAGGGATCCAGCGCATTGGATCCCTTTTATATGTTACATTGCTACAGTTACATCAAGATACTGCCTGCCATTCTTCGATTTTCCCTGAATCACTTTTACTGCCGGCAGTCCATCCGGATCATCCCCAAAGAGATCCACGATATCATTAAAGTGCTCAATAAACACTTTTGAAATCGTACTGAATACCTCACCATCTGCAGTCATGATACTGAGTACATCGCGCTCCTCTCCGGTTTTCATATCCGTGTCTTTAAATTCGGCCCAGCGGTCAATATCCACGATCTGACCGGATGCCTCTGTCATTTTGGCCGTCTGAGCCATTGTTAATACATAGATTTCTTTCTTTGTGAGATTCTCTGATCCTTTGATAATTTCTTTTTTCATTTTAATTTTCTCCTCTTATTCTTATTTTATATATTACCCTGACCGCATGCGCTCAATCAGCAGTAAACACCATCAGTATCTACATAAACTGCATTATATAACAATTTATGCACCTCTTCCCGGGCAGATTCTATCATAAGCTCATCCAGAAGTTTATCACCTTCCGGATATATATTATCAATCCGATCAAACTCAGGATCATGATTGATATGTGACTTATATATTCCGTAAATGGAATTAATGATTTCTTTTTTCATTTTAGCTCTCCTCAATCAGAAGTAAACCAGTACTCCGGATGATTCAATAAGTATGAATATTCACCGGCTAATCCTAACGTATAATCTACAGGTACTAATTCAACGTTACTTGTAATTTCTACATCGCCATCCGGATAATGATGCACTCCATAATATTGATCATGATATTTAGCATCCGTTTTGCCAGTATCCGTAAATACAAAACCTTCTTTGAATGCAGCCAGTCCTCCGGATCTGGCCAGCTCTGCAGCGCCTCTTTTCTTATTTACACCGGCAACGGTAATATGCAGCTGTTTATCCTCATGATCTATATATGCGTATTTTTTAGCACCTAATGTTTTAAACTGATCATAACATCCGTCTAACTCATAAGCGCCCATATAATGCATAGTGCCGTGTTTGTCGCAAGCGCAAGCACCGCAGCGAATAGAAGCGGAGTAATACGCTCGATTAAGTCCGCTAAATCGTCGTCTGATATCCTTTTCATATTCAGTATCCTTTCCAATATAAACTTTAACGCTGTCAGTATCAGCATATACCGCCCGATCACCGGCAATATCTAAACCTTTCTGCAGTTCTTCCCTGGCATATGCTGTTGTCCATACTCCCCATGCATAGCTCTGGTATGGCGCTCTGTAGCTTTTTGCCAGTAATTCATCTAACGGTTTATCATCCTCTGTAAATATTTTTTCCACCGGATCATATATGAGATCCTGTTTAGCAGGTGATTGGACCGACATTCCGTAGATACTATTCAATAGTTCTTTTGCTTTAAAATATGATTCTTCCGACCCGGGTATTCCTTTTAATTCTGTTTTATCCCTATAGTACTTTTTAACCAGATCCGTTATCTGGGCCGGCAGTTCTCCGTACCTTGCATGATACAGATCAGAGATCTCAACATTATCAAATTCATATTGATTAATGATTAATCTGAAATCAATATCAGTAACGGTAGTTTCTAAGTATTCTGCATACAGTATTCTTCCGTTATCGATCAGCGGATGTATTACATTCCTGCATTTATGCCGGCTGATATACGGAAAATACTGATCATGATTTAATTTTAATGCCCAGAATTTAACTCTGAATAAACATGCCCTTTTGCGTTTAAATATAAGTTTTTCCAGGTTATCAATAGACCAGTCAACCGGCTCCGTCTGTATCCATGCACTCATCGGATAAAGCCTATTACACATCACATCCGGGTATGAACTGGACCGGTCATAACTGACCACGTTATGCAGTATCTTACCGGT